GTAAAGAATGAGGTCGAGTATGTACGAGAGATTCGTACAGAAAAAGGCCTTGTTCCGGCGCACCCACCTTCGCGGCCAAGGGGTATACAACCCCAAGTTTTCTTTGACGAGAAGTGCGTTGGCGGTTGGAATCTACTCCCTTGTGCTATCGAGGGTGCCGCGTTGGCTCGTATGGCGCGCGGTAAGAAGACGATAAAGACAAAGTCGGGCAATTTCGCATTCAATGGAGGACATGATTTACGGGACGTTCATGAGGAAGTGGGCAAGCTAAGGGACTTGGCTGATATACCGACTTCCTGGATGAAGATTGATGTTAAGCACTATGAGAGTAGGCAGGGTGCGTACCTGCCGATCGTGCGCGACATCAATTTGAAAGTAATCCGATCAGAACGTGGCGAAGATGATGTCTATTGTTGGTTGCGGGATTTGATTTACCCGGCACAGGACAAGTGCCATATCTGGGCGAGGGGTATCAGAGCAAAGACCCCGCCGATAAGGATGTCTGGTACCGCTGCCACGTCCTTTGACAACCAGAGCGTAATGTATGTTTTGCTAGAGTGTGTGTTTAAAATCTTTGAATGTCGGAACCGGTGTTACATTGCTGGTGACGATGCTTATGTGGGTGTCCCGTGCGAGTGGCTGGAACATGAGCCGAGTGCGCGGATTAAGAATCGGTTGTGTCGTTTTGGGCTCAGCATGTCGGACCTATCGGTTGCCACGGTGAAACTTTTTGAAATTGTTTTTGAGAAGGTAGCCGGCATTCCGCTAGTGTTTGAAGGTCTAGCTGATGATCCTGCGAAGCTCCCATTCTGTCGTCTATATTCGTACACGTCACCAAATGAAGCTATTTATGTGAAGCGTCCTCAAGAAGTTCTACGACGTTTGATGGTCATCACTCGAAGTGATTGCGGTCGGCCCGATTGGTCGCATCATTTTTCTGTATGTTGTGGGTATCTGGGTGTTTGGTCTAAGGTTCCGCTCATTGCGGACATGGCTCGAGCTGTTGCTGTCGGAATAGCGAATGCTGGCTATGGTCAGTTCGTTGAGAAGCACGCTCTTGAGTCTTGGTCTGTTCGCTTTGAGCAGGTTGACTGGGCCTCTTTGGTTGATAACATCCGAGCGTTTAGTGTATGGTCTCCCGAGGAATTGGAAGCTGCTGCTTCAACTTTTGACATGGATACGTCCACCGTTGGTCAACTAATCCAACACTTCCACGCATCTGTCAATGAGGTAGCTGCCGCAGTAGTCAATTGTCAACCACTCGATTTTCCTTTGTTCTAATTGCACACGACAAGTGCGCCGCAGTTGGTATGCTGCGGTACATGCCAGGAGAAACAGCGCCTTCAGCGTTGGATCGTCGCAACACCCTGGCAGGTGTTTTCTCTCTTATTATTTGTTTGCTATGCCCCGAAAGGGGGACG